CGTCATGACGAATGAATATTACGCTTGCGGCGGCTGTTTCGCAACAGGTGCTTGCGCCACATCAGCAGGATTCAACTTAATACCGGCCTGTCCAGCCTCGGCTATCTTACCCGCTGGAGGAAGATCCTTAAAATTCAAGCTCTCTGCAACCTTCGCATTGCTCTGCTGGTTCTGCTCGACAATCGCTTCGTGCTCCGAAAGATGCAGCCGCACGTTTGAATATCCGTTCGGATTTTCCTTCATCAGCTTGCGGCCCTTCGGAGAATTTAGGAACTGCTTGCACGTCTCCGCGTGAACTTCCGAATCATCCACGAGTGCGTCAACGTGTACGGTTGAAACTTCTGGCGGTAACTGCTCCATCTCTTGCTGCGCCTGAATCAGCATTTGCGGATCGACGCCATGCACCGTCATCAAATGCTCGATGGTTTGCTGCGCCTGAATCAATGCTGGATTCGGCACTGGCCCATTACCCGGCGCAATGAGTACTTCAATCTCGCCAAGCTGTTTTTTGTACGAGTCAACTTGCGGAATAAAAATATCCGAGAAGCCCATGTATTGCTGCACAACTTCGAGATTCGCAGGATTATTGAAAACTTCCGCGAGTTCTGGATTCTTCGCAGAGTCCTGAAACAGTTGGATAATGCGAGCTTGTTTCGAGGAATAGGATTCTGGAATATTTTCGTCAGACTCAGCGAACGCGAGGATATTTCCGTTGAGGTCGTTCACTTCTACTTTAATTGCATCCCCACCTGGAATAGATTCGTTGATTGATCCGTCGCGGCACTTTGCAGCCCACCGTACAGCCTGCTTCATGGAAATGGATTCGCCAGCTTTGATCGAGTGCCACGTTGGGCCGATACGTCCTAGCGCAGCGTCACGCTGAATGCCGATGCCTTGCGCCGTATCGTTCGATCCTGTGTTGCCGCCAAACAATGCCGGAAAAGCTCCAGTCAAAAGCTGCGACAACTCGCCAGAATATTCCTTCACGAAATCAGGCAACGCCGCGTTCATGTTCACTTGCGGCTCGATTCCCATTAGTTCCGAAAGCGGAACACCCGGCTGCCGCTGAAACAGAATAGCATCTCCGGGGGCGACGGTTCCCTGTAGAGCCTTCCGATCGAATGCCACGTTATCGTAAACTCTGCGGCCAATCGTTCGCAGGAAGATTGAATTCATCAGGTCGAGCCAATCATTCAAACGCTTCTGCACCGGAATAAGCGATGTGCCTAAAGCGTTACGGTTCTGCCCGTCGCCGGAATATGCTTGCGTGATCTCCCATGACCAATCCATGCTCTCGTTGCGAGCAAAGCAGAACACGTCTCCCGCGTAGCAGACGTAAACGCCATCAGGAAACTTTTCAAGAAGCGATGCGCGGACGGCTTTATCTTTTACTCCGGTGAATGCGGAAGGCCGGAACCATGTGCGGTCAATCGTGACATCTGAGGACGTGGAATCGCTTGTGACGTAACTCGCCTGCATTCCTAACTTGCAGTTTACTCGAGCTAGTTTTTCAATTTCTCCCTCTTCAAGTCCGGTGCCACCCTCTTTGATCTTGTCGGCTTTCTTCGGGAACATGCCTTTCGCGGTTGAAACGTCAACCTCTTCGCAGAATTTCAGGAAGTAAGTCTGCTCAAGTTCGTTCGCACGCATCTCCACTTTTACTTCAAGTTTCCCGTAAGCCGTTCGTACCTCTTGGCCGCGAGGAGTACGAGTCTTTGGCGGAGCCTCTCCTTGCTCTCCGCTCTCCGTATCACCGCTTCCAACCTGCTGAGAAATCCCGTCAGGTTGCGGCGTAGCTCCTGCTGGTTGATCTGGAAGCTGAGAGGCTTCACCCGCGTTGGCTGTTGGCTGTTCGGTTTCTGGCGTGACGGGTTGCTCATCATCTTCCTCCCATCCGAATTTCTGACCGTCTTTGACGTGACGCGTCCAATAATGCGCTCGGCCATCCGTCCACAAATACCGAACCTTATCCGTCTGAATTCCGAGCAAGTCATTATCTCGCTCGAACACTTTTACATAATTATCGGCTGAGTCCGCTGCCGTGATGTCCTTGTCGCTGCCATTATCCTGTGCAATGATAATTGTGGCAGGAACTTCGCGCGTCAACGCCGCAATAATCATCTGCCCGTAGCTGGAATAGATATTCGTCGGCAAGCATCCAAGCTCGGCTTGCATGGCAGGCCCGTAGCCTGAATCTTCTCCCGGTACGCTCCAATAGAATCCGCCGCCTGTACCGTTCGGTTCAAGGAATTGGAACCCTCGGTAGAACAGCCGCGCTTCCCACGATTCGATAACTTCCGTGATACGAGCCGGATAATCTTTCTTAGATGCTTTCTGGCGGAGTTCTTTAATGGCTGCTACTTCGAGGTCGTTTAATTGTTGATCGGGCTGGTCGGAAATCTCTATAGCTGCCAGCACACCCGGCTCATAGTTCAGGATGTCCGATGCGTCAATGGGAGTGCTGTTCTGGTCGGCCATCTAATGACGGGCGCGTGCGAATGCTTCCGCTAATCTCGCCCTGCGTCCTAGCTTACCCGGTGAATGCTCGTGCTCTTTGGCGAACTCAGACGTACTCTTACCAGCGCGTTCCGCCGCTGCTCGAAACACGCCCTTTGTGCCTTTGGCCTTGATTGAATCAGCGGCCTTCTGCATCCAACGCGATGCCATTTAGACCGCCGCTGGTACGACAGGAGCCGGATGCACGACTGGAGCAGGCGCAGGCGGTACTGGCTTGGCCGCGACCGGATACACGAACGGCGGTTGGGAAACCCGGCGATTCGGCTGCGTCCCGCGCTGCGACGTTCTGCGCTCATCACTTGCAACTGCCACGCGGAAATTGCGCTCGAACTGTGCTGAGTGCATCGGCACAAACCCAATGCCATTGCCTTCGTCAACGTAGTAGTCGCCCATAACTGGCGTGTAGGTGGCAAGTCCAGCAGGGCCAGCGATGACGCTTCTGCCGTCGTCCAGCGTGAGATGAATTCCGGTGCGTGAATCGCCGCCAGCGGTCGGCCCTACAGATGTAATCTTGAATGCTGTTACCTGAATCGGATTTGCAACGAATCGCATTGTGAGTCTCCTTTTTACATCATGCTTGAAACGTCTTGCTGTGGGGCCGATGAATCTGTGGAAGGCTGTTGCTGCTCGTCCGTCACGCCGGCAGCTTTCTTCGCGTGCGCGTGAGCTTCCGCGCGTGAACCGTGCTTTGATTTGTGTGTGAATCCGCCGTGATGCGAAGTGACGTGATGCTCACTTGCCGCGTCGTTGTGTTGCATCTCGATTTTATCTGCGGGGCCGTGCTGTGAGACAACTTCTTCGATCGGTTGGTTTGATTCTCCGCTAGCAGCTTCCGGCTTCTGCATTGGCGGCGCTTCTTCTTTGTGCGCTCCGTCCGCGAAATTCTTCATGCTGTTTCCCCGTCGTGGCATTCCCTTGCTGTCCATCGGCATTTAGTTTGCTCCTGTACGCTTGGCGTCAGCTTTGCGCTTCTGTTCTTCGATGTGCTGATTCAAATGCATTTTCCATCCGCCAATCATTGACTTACCAGACGGAGTTTGCGGCGAATCGGTTTCGTTTGCAACAGGAATCTTCTCGGTGCGTGCAGCGTAGGCTGCGCCCATTTGACCGGAGAACGGAAACACAGTTAATTCAAGGCGCTCAATCTTCGCTTCCAGCCATTCGATACGCTTATCTTTCGCGGCGGACTCGGCGATTAGATGGTCAACGAATCTGGAACGGAACCAATTCATTGCTTCGCTCTCTTTCGCCACGATGGTACTACAATCTGCGTCACTGGCGCATTCTCTTTTTTCATTTCAGCGCGTTGTTTGTATTCGTAGAAGAATCTCGCAAGCGGATCGTCAATCGCCATCAATTCCTCTTTCAACTTCACTTCGAGCGGCTTGCCCTTCGTCATCAACATCGAAACCAAACCGTACCGGATCATGTCGTACACGTCGTATTCTTCCGGCCCTTGCATCGGCAACACGTCCTCTAAATATTTCGGGTCGCGCTGCACGTTCTGCAAAGCGTGAATCGACTTCGGGCAGGTATCCAGAATAATCAGGTCGCCAGCTTCGAGCATCGAGTAGATGAAGGCCGCACCAGCTACTCTTTCATTCGATGCGCGGCTCGGCCGCGGCAATCCGAATTGCAACAAATGGTCGCCCCACTCATTTGACGGTGTATGTTGCGCGTCTATTCCGTCACGGCTGAATCGTTCGGGCGAGAAGAACAGGAATTTCAGCGTCTCCTTCTCATTGTCCGGCGTCTTGCTAGCAACGAGCTTTGCCATCGCTTCGTAGCTCAATTCGTTCTCTACAACTTCGCGATACAGCACAACGACATCCTTGTACTTCCGCGCAGAAGGCGTTGAGTCCAGCGTTTCAATCTTCGCTCGCGTAAACCATCCTGTCGGCCACGCGTGGCACAATCCCCAATCGCTTCCCATCCACCTGTGCTGCCACGGCTCCCATTTGATTTCGTCCCACTTCTTCACATGGCGCGAGTAGTCGAAACATTGGAAGTAGCTGCCAACCTTTGAATCAGGATTGCCGTACAAATGCTTCTGCCTCAAGTCCTCTGGCTCTGCCATCAGTTTTTTCAAATAGCCCGGATCGCGCTTGATGAATTCGGGATTGTCTAGCAGCGTTGAGCGCACGTCGAAATAGTCTGCCGGGTTATATCGCTCTAAGTGTACGGGATTGGTAGGGTCGAATGTTTCTTTGAATTTCAATGCTTGCGGCGGACGCTTCGCGTATTCCGCTCCGGGCATGTGGCAACCCCACATATCGCGTATCCACGTCCAGCCAAGTCCGGTAGGGTTTGTAGCTCCGCCCATTCTAGGAATCGGCATCTCGCCACGCGCGTTCGGCTGGCACTTTGTATTGATACGGTTGCGCGTTGCAGCAAAAGCCCACGCTTCAAAGCTGAATTGTCCAAGCTCATCAAATCCGATAAATACCCACGCCGTGGACAAATAGTGCGCTAAGTCCTTCTCGGAGTTGTTTACGCAGTTGTGAACTAGGATTCCGTTGGCGAAAAATTCGTGGTCAGTCTCTACTTGTAGGTCGAAAACTGGGACGGATTCTCCACGGAGAGTGCCGTAGGATGGCACATCTATGCGAGCAAAATCTTCGGCCATCTCTGTAGGCAACGAAGGGAGCACGACATCCGACACAATTCTGGGATATTGGATTCCAACGCCTAGGCCTATGGTGTTTGCGGTGCTTTGAGATTGGGACTGCCTCAAAGTTTTCAGGTGCGTTATTGAGTGCGTTTCCGTCTTTGTGGTGAACTTCATGGCCTTCAGGAACTGGCCCATGAATGCTTTCAAAGATTGCCACATGGAGATAGGTTTTGACGCGGTTTCGCCATCCCTTGAAGTACACGCGGTCACTGCGGAGTTTAGCCTCTGGGTAGCGTCTATATGCAACGCCGCCAAATACGACGACTTCCGAATGAGCAGGCTCTCTGTCTTTCCTGAATCCCTTTGGCATCGTTCGATTATATCACCAATTGGAACGAATGAGTGCCCATATAATACTGGATGGTCTGCTGTTATTTTCAGAGTTCCGACTTTTAGAACAGGCTTGAATCCTGATTGACCACTCCACAATACGCGGCGATAACCGTTGCGCGTGAGCACTCTATCGGCAGTAGTAACATGCTCAATTGGAACTAAACCGCGTTCGCAATCCACCATCGTTCCAGCGGCGAGGCAATGCCCGAAACGCAGAATGCTTCCGTTGTCAAATGTCGCTATTAAGTTTTGACGGTTGAAGGTGTATAAACCTGAAGGATTCTGCTTGGTCTTTTCGGGCACTGAATCTAGCAAGTCTTTAATAAGTCCGTCGTTTAGTTCCTTGCTGTTTCGGCGAATCAACAGGGATGCAGAACCGGGAAACTCAAGAGCATATTCGTGTATCGCCTCATGGAGAAGCCCAACGGACTTACCACCGGCGTTACCGCCCCATGCGAGCTTATTCAGTGCGTGTGATCCGTGGAATTCTTGCTGCTTGAGGTTAGGAAAGTAGCCGGTTATTTCTTCGTAGGTTTTCGGTGTTGCTGTCTCAATCACTCGGATAATTCCGGCTTGCGCCACGAGCTTACAATCACCACATTACTGCCGGAGATGCTCGTTCCTTCCGATGTTTCTACAGAGCCTTCCAGTCGGTTTGTTATCTCGCGTTTCGCTGGAACCAAGTTCTTACCGTTGGCGAGAATCATATCACGCGCCATACTTTCAAACATTGTGCGCGGCTCGTAGGCCCCAAATTCAGCCGGAGACATCTTCCCCAAACGCTTATAAGCCTCCGTGATACGCTTACGTTTCGGCCGGCCACCGGGGTTTCCAGATTGCCCAGGTTGCCATGATTTCAGGTTAGCAAGACCATTGTTCTGAGTGGGAGTAACTATGGAATTTGTGTCAGACATACAACACTTCACCCGATTACCCGGCTTACGAAGGTAGAATTACTTTCTGATTCTGTGTTGTCATTTCCGCTGCTTGCCGTTCGCGGATGTCATTCACGAAGTGTTCGAGCATGTACTTTGCGAAGGCGTCCGCAAGTTCAATGGCGTTAAGCGGATACAGCATCGTCACTCCGTTCGGCTTGAACTGTGCTGCGAACTGATGCGCTGTCATCGGTTGCTCCATCTGCGGACTCTCCTTTCTCGATCTGCTCGATGAACTTCTGTAGTCCTGCAATCTTTTCTTTTACCCCTGATAGCAATTGCTCTTTGGTCTGCGGTTCCTTTACTTCGCGCACGAGAATCCATCTGTGATCCTCGGCATTGATGGCGTGCTTTTCTGGGTCAAGTCCACGCCGTTTCATTAAGTCTTGACCATACATGATGAGCCGCGTTTCTTCCACTTGTACGATGGCTTTTGCAGTATTCAGGACGTGCTCCAACTGATAGAGCATGTCCGTCTCGCCTTGTGAGAGTTTACCCGCTTGCTTCAATTTCTGCGGCTTCACAACGGCGAGTTTTCGTTTCGACTGACCCATGCGCTGAGTATCCTTCAAATCGTTTCGGAGTTCAAGCTAATTGTAGAACGTCGCCACGAAATAGCTGATTACGGCATACTCGGCGGCTAGCGCCAGCAACCCAATCACGACGATCCGCGACACTCTCACGATGCGAGTTTCCCGTCGTAATCGTAATGTGTCAATGGCTTATCGGCGAACGGACGCCTCACTGTTTCTCTATAAGCCTTGCCAATAAATCCCTTCCATTTCGATATATCGGGAATCGCTCTCTGCGGCGAATCCGCGACAGATTCAGGAGAGTATTGCTCGACCGCCTCAGAAGAAATTATTGTCGTCGCAGAGGATATGGGCAATCCGAGCGAGACGAGTTCTTTAACTTCAGCGATAAACTCAACCGTCTCCTCGCCCAATCGCTCCGCAAGTTTCACTTCATCAACGGCTGGCGCCGCAATATTCATTGGCTTTTCATCGGATTTCGGCCTATCAGAGCCTTTTTCGGCGCCGCTCTTCCGCTTCACTTCATCCACGGCGGGCGCGGGCTTAGAGAACATTTCCGACTCAACTACTCCTCGAATGCTGTCACAGGTACACGGGCGCCTCTTGCAGCTTCGATAGTGGAACGGTCTTTCATCGTTCCGCTTCTTACGCGAGGGCTTGCGGCGGCGTTCCGCCAACTTCTTCTTCAAAACCATCTCCGTTTAACTTGCAATTCTTGCTCGTAAATTTTCGCCTTCAAATCCTGAATTTTTTTGTGCTCGCCGCGATCACTGTAAATTTCAATCTGTGGAACGAGCAACCGCGAGCTTTTCCCGTCAAACTCCCACAGGCCAACAGAGTTCGTCCAGTAGACCTTTGTAACATCACTCATATCTAGCTCCCCGGAGTGCCAAGCACCGTCACAGGCTGCCTCAGCCATGCTTCACCTGTAATCGCCAGCATCGACGGCACATCAATAATTCCGATGCTGTCCCAAGTGAACAGCGCGTAGGCCATCTGTGTCCCGTCCACTCTATTAGCGAGCACACCAAGCTGCGATGCGAGCCATGCAATCGTTCCGAATCCACACAGGCTCACGCAATGGTCTAAATTTCCGTCCGGCTTGAATCCTGTTGCAATCCATCCGTTTGTTGGCGGATTGGGCACAACGCTTTCCAGTTGTTCTGCGGCCACGCCGACTTTCACTGGCCCTTGCGCGATTGCGTTTTGCAATGCTGTGCTGTTCGTCCAGTCAACCGAATTCGCTGGCCCGTCATTGTACAACTTTCCATCCTGCGGGAATCCCGCGTTCAGCATCAAGTCCAGAACAGTCACTAAATCGGTGCCATTCAAGACGCCGTTTTTTGTGGCCCATGCCATTTCCGTTTCGTCGGTGATGAATATTTCCGGCGAGTTGCACGCCTTTGCGAAACATTCCTCAGCCGTAACGCAGCATCCATAGGTTGCGTTGAGCCACATATCAAGTTTCGCGGGTAGCCACAAAAATTGTGCCGGCGTTGGCCCAACAATGCGCACGGGCATCGCGGATGCGAGACGGTGACGAGGGCTTGGGCGTGCTCCACGAGGGCGCGGCATTAGTTCACCTCACAAAGTTTCAACGCGCCTGCTTTCATCCCTCCGCACACGCGGCCATTCCACGCGCTTCGCACTTCATTCTCCGGGTGATGGAACCAGCCATACTTAATCACGACGCCCGGAGCAATTGCGCCAATTCGCATCGTCAACGCAACCGTTACCGCCGTAGAAGCGATACCGAAAAACGTAGCGAGAATTTGCACCGTCGAAAGAATCAGATTCAGCGCCAGCGATAAGTTACCCGCGTCCGGCACGTTCACCGATACAAGGATCGCCGGGAACGCTTGAATAGCCGCCTGTACCGCCGCCGTGAGCCGTGCAAGCGTGCTCGCCGTTGGATTGGCTACCCACGCATTGTGAGCGGCCTGAATCTCCGCCGTGATTGGTGCTATCGCCGCAGCCGCAGCAACGCAAATCGGATTCGCCGTAATCGCCACACAGCTATTCGCAAGGTTCTGTGCAAGCTGAGTGATGAGCGCCACTGTAGCTGCCTCATTGATCGCGCAGCCGGACATCAGGGGAAGTGAGCAGAATACCAACGTCATGCTGAGAATTCCGAGCATGGCCGACTTGCTGAGACGCTTTGCGAATTTCATTTCGATGTTCTCCTGTGATGCGGATTCTACTCCACTTTAGTTATTCTGAATACCGTTTTCGCTTCCTTGCGCGTGCTTTTCATTTCCACAACGGGCCGTCTGTCAATTTCTCGCGGCGAATCGCCCCGCAAAAGATAAAGCCGTTTCTTCGATACGAGCACGTCGAGCGGAATCTTCGTCATGCTCTGTAAATTATCTTCGTCGCATTCTTTCGAGTGATGCACAGTCATTTCAAATCTTACGCGGCATCCCGTTTCGAGCCACGCAACTAAAAGTTTCCTCTGGCGAGTCACCTGAATCTGCTCACCGATGAGCTTCGCCCATTTCTTTTTGAATCCGCGAAGTTTCGCATACGACGCGCCGATAAGCTGGTTCATGCTCGGCGGAACTTCGTTAACCGTAAAACAAACCGACTCGCTCGGACTCATCGCGGCACATCGCAGTTAGGGATGGATTTTAGTTGCGGCTCTCGATTATGCGAAGCGATGTGGCATTCGTGACAGATACCCTTGACTGACTCCATGCTATCGTAGCGGGCATATCCACTCGGCGAGTGATGCATCTCCATCGTTTCCCATGTAATTGTATTCATGCAGCGACACATCGTCTGCACCGCTGGCCCACCCAAGTTGTACCAGCGCCATTTCTCGCACTGTCCACCGCTCCGCTCGAATATCTTGCGACGAAATGGCTCCACATCTTTGCCTTTTAGGTGACATCGGCCCTTCATGTCGAGCACGCTACGCTTGTCGAGAAACCAGCCAAGCTCGCGCATCCGCTTCGTTCCTATTTCGTCACGCTTGTAGCCAAGAGCCATTCTTTATTTCCCCTTCGGCGGCGCGGGTCGGCCTTCGGCCACAACCTCATGCTCGTTAATCGTCGGCACGTCCATGAATGCGAGTATCTCCGTAGCCCTTTGAATCAGGGCCGCGAGATTGTCTCGGTTTAGGCAAGTCTCCAGAGACTCGAAATCATCCACGCTCATTGTCAACAGCGCAAGTTTTTTGTCGTCAATTACTGTTGGTTCAAGGCTAACGTCCATCGGCGTCCTCACTAGGCTCAACGTCGCACGCACAGCAATTATCACAGCACCCGCAATACGGGCAGATTTGCGGAACTAGATTCTGGCATTCTTCGCATTCGCTCATAGCTTCTCCCAAAGTGAATCAGGCACTTCGTCGGTCAATCGCAATAGCATCTCCATCGGGTCGGCTACGAATTGCCATCGCTTGTTTACTTTTCCTATCGGAGGAAGTTTCTTAATCTCGGCAATCTTTTCCAACATCGCCAGAAATCGCTTTGCTACATCCTCCGGCAACGTTAAATTTACTTGCAGGAACGCCCTTGCCCCCTCAGAGCAGCACGGTTGCGGCGAGTCCATCAGCGGCGCTCCGCGCCAACACCATCTTCCAAAAGTCGTTCCGCATAATCGCACACGCATTTCGATAGCTCGCCTGGGATGATAGCCATTTCGGCCGCTTTCTCTTTTCGATATGCGGGCCCCAGAGCAATGCGTTTCTTTCCTTCCTCTGGAGACATCGAATAACCCTTTAGAATTCCTTTGTGGACTAATGCCGGCACTCCATTCCCCCAAAGATAAAACGAGCCGCAATGATGCACGGCATTTCCAACGAATTTCTGCGCAGCGCGAACATTTTCCATGATGTACGGGATTCCAGATTCCTCGCATAATTGGCGCGTGTGGTTAAACAACTTCAATCCCATTTCAGGGAACGGTGGGTTAGGGTGGAAGTGTTTCATCCCATGAATCGAAAACTGTTCGCATGGGCTAGAAGCGCAAATGAAGTCAAAAGCTTGATTACGGGCCCAACTACCGGTAACGTCGAAGATGTCCCATCGTAGGAACGTGCATCGCTCTGGAATCTCAGGCGGCACTAGCAGGTCAATCCCCACGCACTCCCAACCTCTCGCTGCGAAGGCGCGACTCCATCCCCACCGCCCACAGAACAGGTCTAACAGTCGCTTAGCCATTCGTCCGTCCCCTTTTGCGGCGTTCCGCCATACGTCAACTGCGATGCTTCGCCTCAATCTTCTCTTGCTCCCGAATATCCTTCACTGAAATCACGCACGGAAGTTTCTTGCGCTTCGCTATGCGGCCTATCATCCGAAATGTCGCGTGCCTGTCCGTAATTCTTGTAAGCAGCATTTTCACGCATCGCTTTGACGAGCGAGCAATTTTCACTGTGCTTCCCTCCCCTGCGATAATCGCATTGACCGTCATGCGCTCGGCACCACAACGCTGTCGGGTCGTCGTGTTTGTCTCTCGCTTCCCAATACCAGCGTTTTCTGAGAGCCTTGATGTCACGCATTCTCTACCAGCCGATATTCCGTGTAGTCTTTGCGGCCTTCTTTGTTGACATGCCAACGCATCTCGATATTGTGTCCAAGTCGGCGAAGCTCCGATATTCTTTTCGTGTGGGACAATATGTAAGTCTCTCGCACGATATATAGCGGCGTGTGCCATTGATGGTCACTCAGAACGTCGAGGACTTGCTGACACTGCTTCGACGGCGGCGCAGGTTTCACTTCAATATCTGGCCGCTCGATATGTCGGTCTAAGTCCATCGCAAACTGCCGCGTGTCGCCCTGTCGCTCGCTCATGCTTGCCTCAGCAATCGAGGATTAGCGCGGCGCATTCGCGCCATCATCACCATTCGGTAACGACCTCGACGTTTGGAAAGCCTTCGAGTGTAAGTTTCTCAGAAATAAAATAGGAGAACTTCGGACATCCGGGCGAAGCCTCTTCGATTACAATTTGGAATCTCTCGAAAATTCCATCCGGCGTCCATGAAGAAACTAAATTCGCTTCAACGCAACCCAAGTCTCCCCAGTTAATCGGCTCACCGTCAAAATCCTTTTTGTGCCGACACGATTTTTCTATCTCCGTGTTCGCCGCCGCATATAGCTTTGCTAATTTTCCGTGGGGCCAATCCGTAGCTTTGCCAAGCGCCGGAGGTTGTGTCCTGTCCTGAATAGGAGTCGGAATAGAATCGGTTGCGCCCGTCGATGGCAGCGCCGCCAATCTCTTTCGCAAATAGCTAAGAATGAAATCATCATCACCGTTCCCCGGCAGAATGTCATAGAAGTCCGATGAATCCAGAATCGCTAGAACATCCGCCATGTTGATTACTCCACTATTTGCCATCACGCACCCTTTCCGATTATCCGTTTCAAAACTTCCGGCTTAATTCTTCCACCTGTCGGCCCTTGTCCTACGAGTGCTTCTGTCTTTGCTTTTGATTCTCGAATCGAACGGGGATATACGCGCAACGGGGTTTGTTGCGCTTCTTCTATCTGTTCTTCTCCTTCTTGTATCTTTAGGAGTGCACCGTCATGCACCTGAGAGTGCATACCCATGCGCTGTGAGGCTACTTGAGTGCATGTGTGTGCACCCTTAAAATACCCGACGACAAGGACAGAATAGCTTCCCCTGCGGCTCCGACCTTCGCGTTTTATGTATCCTTTTTCTTCGAGCGATGCCATTAGATTTTGTCCTTGCCTGAGACTGCATTTCATCATCCGAGCGAGCCTCTTACCGCAACCTCTCCAACGTCCGTTACGATGGTCTGCGGAAACTAGAATCACAGTGAATGCGGCGAACTCCCAAGCCGTGACTCTGCCGTCCTCTAAATGCTCTAGGAAGCCTCGACGAAATTTTGCAAATCCTGAAAGGGTTTTCAAATCCCCTCCTAACAAGGGGGAGACTTGGAGGCGACTGTGTTAGGCAATCGCCCCGGAAGTCCAACTGCGGCATGTGACCGCAATCTTGTGTTGAAATATCTCGCATAGTTTAACTCAACCGGAATACTTTTCAACACTTATTTTCGAGAATCCGCATCGGCCTCAGATTCGGCCCCGAAGGTTTGGTGCTGGCCGCCGCTCGGCTCACGTTCGTCCTCGATTCGCGTTCTCGTCCGTCCCGCTCGGCGGAAAGGACTTTGCGAAGTCCATGAGCATTCGGCAATCGAAATCGTCAACCTTACCGTATCCGATAGGCTTCTCATTCATCCATTTGGCATACCATTCCCTCACACGCGCTTCGTCCGGTGCGGCAGGCTGTGGTAGCAGGGGCAGCGCGGCGAGAATCGGCATGATGGCCAACATCACGGACTGGCGTTGCTCCGCTGAATTAGTTACGGGGGCTAGTGCGGCCTTCAGCCGTTCCCGTAGCTCAGTATGGTCGGAGGCGGGTGGTGGCATCAAAGCGATGCATTTACCGCAACTTCGGCTCGTCGGAGTTCCATGCTCACAAACTTCTCTGTCCATCCTCGTCCTCCTCTAAAACGGTTATTTGCGGGCTGCGGCTAGCGTATTCTCGTTCTCGCGCATGTTAAACACCTACGAGCATTAAGCTGAGAAGGTTGCTGGTAGATATTCTCAGGTGTGAATTCGTGACCGCGAATGCAGTGGGTTTTTCTACTATTTATCGCGGTAGGGCCAAATCCTCGCAAAACATTTTCCTTTTCAGTTACCGCTTCAAGATGTGAAGGCCGGACGCATAAAGTATGGCGACAAAGATGGTCTAGCTCTAAACCGCGAGGGATTTCTTTTTTGCTGAGGACTTGGAAACTTACGCGATGTGCTCTTTCTATGTGGCCATTTACCCAAAAAATACCATACTTTTTATTACTGCATCCGGCTAACCAAATCCAGCACTTCCCAAGATCGGGGCGGTATTCAGATACAGGCCCATCTTTGTTGACCTTAGACCAAAATCTTTCCAAATCTTTTTCTGTGATATTCATTTCACTCTCCGTCACGAGTGGGGCAAAGGTGACGGCCTCTGCCCCGTGGAATGGTTGATGATGCGAGGAATATTGTATCACGGAATTATTTCTCCGAAGCTATTTTCTGTACTGGAATCGCGAGGATGTCCTGCGCCCCGCACGGGATACCATTACCAGATGAATTGACGTGCTCCCCGCTTACGATAACCACTCCATCATCACAGAATCGGCATCTCTTTTCAGCCGCCGCCTTCAACCCAGCCTTGAACCCTTCTTCACGCGCGGTGCGTTCTCGGTCGCAGGCGCGGCAACTTCCTGCATCGTATCGGTGCTTCGGATTTGATAAGAGTGATTGCCATTCCGCCTTCAAATGGCCGCAGTCCAGCCGCTCGACACTTTCCAATTCGGTCAGTCGTTCATCAATTTGTGTTAATGCGTGCTTGGCCGACGAATTTGAACCGCAATGATGCTTCTCCGCTATGCGGAACATTCCCTCTACAACAGCTTCTAGCGTGCCCGGTTGTGGCCGCTCGACACTTTCTGCTTCCAGAACTTGTGGGGGCGGGGCGGCGGCGGGCGCTTCCAGTAGCACAGCCTTCCAGTGTTCGCACGGCTCAACCATCCCCATTCCACACGTCGCGCAGGAATAGTCTCCCGGCCCGAATTTCACCGCACCGTCCCGCGCTTCATACTCGGCGATTTTCCCTAAGAGGAACGCGATGTCAGAAGCGTGCGCCCCCCTCGTAACCGCATACCGCGCCCGTATTTCCTCAATTCTCTTGTCGTCGGTCGGCGTCATTTTGTTCCTCCGGTTCCAGAGCAATCAGGGCAGCGAATCAATCCGTGATCTATGTCGGAATTCGCGCAGCAGCAAGTATCCTCGAAGCAAACGTTGGTAATGTATCCCTCGCCGCCGCACGTTCCGCAATCCTCATCTTCCGGTTCGTTGCTCATGTTCGCGTTTCCTCCGGTCGCAATATAAAGCGCGTCTTACACCCTTCACATTCTGGATAGTTTCCAAGCAGCTTAAATGATTCACCCTCCCAATGATTGACCGCTCCGCAATACGGGCAAAGAGCATCTCCGAACTCAATAACGATAGTGCGCTTTCCAATATGGAGCGTGGCCTCCTGCTCGTTGCTCATGTTCGCGTTTCCTTTCCTTGCTTGGCGCGGGCGTCGGTAATAGCGGCACGAATTTTCTTTGCGCATTCCGCATGTACGTGAGCATTTTCATCGCTGCTATCCCAACCGCCGCGAGTATTGGTCGGCATCACATAAGTTTGATTGTCGTCCCACTCATCACACAGAGCCAATAACTTCGTCTCAAGCTCCGCTTCCCGACTTCCACACGCGGCTCTGAATTCTCCGCCAATGAGCCTAATTAGTTCTTCTTTCGAGTTTGGGTTGACGCCGCATATAGGAATTAAAAGAAACTCAACACACCTCCGCGCCGCAACCTCGTACTCGTCTCCGGCCACCGATCCGGGTGGCTCCGACGAGGTGAGAAGGGATTCGAGATCAGACGGAACGATGGTCGCATCGAACGCAGTAAGCGCGGCAATTCTACCCAATCCGCACATTCCAGACGATTTTAGACTACTCGTAAAATCACGCCGCCACTTCGCAATCTTCGCTCGCAGTTTTTCGTTCATATCAGGCATGGTGTGTCTCCCCGGCCTAGCGGCCATTTCTACGCGCGGACTCCTTGATGTAACCTTGTAAATTTTCCGAAACTTGTCCTTCACGTAAAGCTCACCGGCGCGAATTTGCAACCGCTTCACGACGCCAGCCAAAGTTACAGATTTCTCTGCGGCGTGGCCCCAAGCACCGGCAAATTCTAAATCTTCTTGCGGATATGGGTAAGTGTCTTTCGTCATCGTTCCCCCAATCAGATTGTGTGTCTCCGGTTCGAGTTAGCAAAAATCCTCTTCCACTTCCCACGTAATGTCCGACTTCTTCACGCCGAAAGTTTTGGCAACTTCATCGCTGTG